CCGCAGGCCCCACTTGGTGATCCTCTTCTTGAGATCATCAAAGCCGGGTCTATTCAATCCCCACATATCAAACTGGAGCTTCCCGTTGTGTGCGGGCGAGCCCCGGAAGGTTTCGTAGGCCCCTTCCTCCTCTGCCATCTTACAGGACTCTTCAAGGGCCGCAAAATAAATAGCCTCGAAAATATCGGTGTTCAATTTGCGTGCGACCATATCGTCGAACGGGAGCCGGAGCATCATGAACACGTCCGCGAGACCTTGCACGCCTATGGCGATCGGCCGGTGCCTAAGGTTCGACTTTCGAGCCGGCTCGGTCGGATAATAATTACGGTCGATGACCCTATTCAAATTTCGGGTCACGACCCGAGTCACCTCACAAAGTTTTGCAATGTCAAACTCTCCGTTGCGAACAAATGCCGGGAGACTCAGAGAGGCCAAGTTGCACACGGCCGTCTCGTCAGGTCCAGAAACCTCCATAATTTCGGTGCAATTTCCTGTGATCATTCCATTAAATATTCCCATATGTCTTTTGGGCTCGTTGAAGCAATATGTCTCGTCCCAGCGTCCATTGTCCTCGATCGAAACGACTCGGACATATTGACGGACGTCCCTGGATACTGGTGTGAAATCGCTTAAATCAAGGCGGTGCGTCTGGAAACCATGTTTAATAAGTGTTTCAACGCCAAGTGCAGATATCACGAGTCTCCAACACGTCTGTGTATCATACATCTTTTTTCCACCCTTTCCGTCCGGAAGCTCCGTCTCACCGGCTTCCCGCGAAAGGCCAACTACCGAACTCACGCCAACTGTGTGAAGCATCATTTGAATATCTCTCAAGAATTTCAAGTGAACAGATGCGACCGAAACACTCTTTTGGGTCGAGTTACCGGGGCATCCTTGGGTGTGGCCGTCCGCATCACACAGACCCGCAAACCACTGAAGACGAGTGGTGATATTCTCCGTCAAAGGGACGCTAAATTTTGGAGGAATGTTATGTTGGATCAGAACATTTATACGACCTTGAGCATCCTCATTTCCAGAGGTGGTTCTGATATCGAGATATTCCAGTAGCTTCTTCTTTTCTCCATAGAGTGAAATTCCGGGTATTGTCTTTGAACCACTATATGTCGAATGGTAAGTCCCGTCTCCACAAAAGAAGCCATGGGTATACGGATCCCAGTCTGGCGCGTCCTTCTCTATAGAAACCACTGGGGGCGTCCATTTGATAAGCTTATCACCAGGGACAAGAGTTCTCATATCCTTGATTTCAGTTTTGGTTCCCACCTGAAGATGAAATTTGTGATGCTCAGTGCATTCCAGAAATGTTCCGTCGCTCATGTTAACCCGAATAAGGTGGGAACAATCCGAAGTCTTCATCACATCTACTGACGACCATTCTTGCCCATTCCACACATCCACACTATGTCCGTGTAAATCCTTGATTGGTTTGTATCCATTTCGAGTAAGAATTTTGGTCTCTGGAGCGACGCACAAATTACTAGACTTAATTGTTCCTATATTTTGCTGATTCGTCTTTGCGTTCGCCGCATCCTTGTAGCACATATACGGAGTCCCGGTCTCGACCTGGGACTTGAGGATTGCGTTCCAGACGTCGCGCGCCTTTACAACCTTTCTAAACTTCCCCTTTAGAACATATTTCGAGTATAATTCATCAAACTCGGCCCCCCAGACATCCGGGAGTCCCGGACACTCGTTCGGACACATGAGATACCAGTCGTGATCGGCCTCTACGGCTTTCATGAAATTATCCGGGATCCACAGGGCCGTGAATAAATCGCGACACCGCATCTCCTCGTCACCCTGGTTCAGACGGAGCTCCAGAAACTCCATAATATCTGCGTGCCAAGGCTCGAGGTAAATTGCAAAAGACCCCTTGCGCTTCCCTCCTCCCTGGTTCACATATCGGGCCGTGTTATTGAAAACTCTCAACATGGGAATAATACCATCGGCTATTCCGTTCGTTCCTTTGATCTTTGAGCCGTTGGCCCGAATATTCGAGCAGTGAATTCCGATCCCTCCAGACCACTTGGAAATATGGGCGCACTCCTTGAGAGTCTCGTAGATTCCGTCGATCGAATCATCCTTCATAGCGACCAAGAAACAGCTGGACATTTGGGGCCTGGGTGTTCCGGCATTGAACAGGGTCGGGGTGGCGTGTGTAAAAAACTTGAGCGACATCAAATCATATGTTTCACGGACCCTCACAAGGTCCTTGCCGTGAATACCGAGCGCGACTCTCATAAACATATACTGCGGCGTCTCTCCCTCGTTAAGATACCCCTTCTGAAGTGTCTTGATTCCGAAATATCCAAATAGATAATCCCGAGAATTATCAATCCATGAATCAATTTCCAGTTTCAGGTCTTTCATGAACTCGGCTGACACGATCCCCTTGGCGTGCAGGGCAACCATGGCGTCCGAGAATGAATCCGGGCACGTCTTCTGAAGGTTCGAAACTGTGATGCGCATAGCTAATGTTTCATAATCAGGATCCTCGGTGATCATTCCTATGGCGACCTCGGCCGAAAGCTCATCTATTTGTGATGTTGAAATACCGTCATACATTCCGTTGAAACATTTTTGGGCTACTCTGGCCGGCTGGACATTTAGAATTTCAAATTCAGGAGCAGAATTGAGTTTTTGGATCCGGTCCGTGACCTTGTCGAAGAGCATCTCGACCACCGCCCCAGAGCGCTTAGTGACCTTCATTTCCATTTAAAATGCTCCACTTTTTTATGTGGGCTAATCTCAATGGAGACGTATGATCTCAAGCCGATACGCAAGGTCACAGGAACCCCTCTCAGTAACGCATTTTTTTCCGAATTTAACCGTCAGATTATCCACAAATCCATTCAGGAAAGCGTCAAGCGCCAAACGGGCCAGACCATAGACCGTCAGAACGACCTGGATCTTCAGGTTCTGATGAAGGTTGTTTATACTGATATGGCCCGGGATATGTATACTAATGTGCGAAATCAAGTCGGCGCGATGAACAATGAGACGGTCATTCGCGCTACGGGAACTATTCGAACCGGGTTACTTCAACAGACGTTTTATATGAGAGATATTTCACAGAACCGCGTCCCGAACCCCTTGCCGGTCAGTTCAAGCAATTTTGGGACGGATATCAATACAAATTATAATTTTGGTGTATAGTAATGAGGGCACTTGATGACATTCTGTTTGGATTTCTGATATTTTTTGTAATTGAACGTCTCATACGACTTTTTGGCAATACGGTTATAGAACCGTGGGTCAAATCGCAAACGGACAACCCCGATGTTCTAGAAAACTGGAAGTTGGGAACCGAGATCGTCTTTCTCATAGGGGCTTGTTTCCTCGTCTACAGATTCAGAAGACCATTGTCTTTTCTCACGACTTAAAAGGCACCACACTTATACATGTAATGAATAGGTTTCGCGATGAGACCGCAGAGATTTGCAAGCAAAAAGGTTGGGACAAGGCCCCTATAAGTGCCGTGTGGATGTTATACACAGAAGAGAGTGGCGAGCTCGCGAGTGCTATCCGTCAGCATCAGCGAATGTATAAGAAGACTGGGCTAAAAAAAGATAGGGGCGTCGACATCAAGATGGAGATGGGTGATGTTTTTAGTTATCTTTTTCAATTGGCCCATATGCTAGAAATTGATCTAGATGATATGTGGGAGCTTCACCGCAAGAAAGTCCAGAACAAAGTATATTTCAAAAATAATATAGGAGTTTATTAGATGGCTTCCGAGTTTATGATTAGTAATGATCTTCGCGACAATAAAATTAACCCGACCTCATGGACGGGGGATTTTGGCGTCAACTCGAACGGATTTCCCAAGAGCCTTCGGGTCGACGGTAAAACCGCAGTCTCTGCAATTGATGAAACGCCAATGGAAGAGCAGGAGGAACTTCGCGTCAGACCTATCGGTGACACGGGAAATATATACTTAAAGACGACCAGTGCCTCTGCCCCCAATGGCATATTTACGGCTAGAAAATTAGAGTATTCTGATGGTCGCGTGACGTGGTATCGCCCTGGTCTTCAGCCAAAGAAGCCCGGTGGGTTTCTTCCCGTGAGCATCAAGGATCAGGACAATTTATTTATAATATTGGCAATCGCTTCTTTGGGTCTGCTCTTTTTACTCAGAAATAAGTAACTTTCGGAGCGACCACCCTTACCATTTTTTTTTCAAGTATATTTTTTTCAACTTGCATTTGTGCATTCAACTTTGGACACGAGTGAACCTCGAGTTGAATGCACCCCGAACAGAACATTTGCTCACACGCACGGCACTTTAGCATCTTGGGCTTGTGCTTGCACATCATCTACTATTTCACACACAACTTTTTTCTTAATGTGGTCCGTTTCGCTGACTATCTCACAAAGGCCTCTTTGGCGGCCGAGGACGATTCGGTCCCATACGGATTTCATTACGGGCAGATATTTAGCGAACCATTCTCGGTCTCTCTTGACCCTCACGACTACAAACTCGCGCGGTTCCGGTTTGAATTGTATAAAATCACACTCTTCAAGATCCATAATTTCCAGCAAAAGTTGAATCTGCGGAAGGTAATGTTTAGGAACTTTTGGCTCTATTTTTCGAGTCAACGGACATTTAATTTCGATAAGAAGTCCATCCTCTGTTATGCCATCGGGAGAACCGCCGAGCCACGGATAGTCCCTGTGCTGAACTACTCCAATCTCATGAGACTTTCGTCCATAGGTCTCATCGTATAAATCCCGAACATAGGGTTCGAGAAGGGTCCCATGCGCCGTTGCTGCATTTCCGGCCCATTTTGTCCGGAGAACCTTTTTCTTGATAAAGGCCTCCACGGTCTCGTAACGATTCTCACCTATGGCGCTCGCCACGTCACTTGCGGTAATCATTTGCTCTCGGAGAGCGAGCCATTCTTCACTTCTTTGTTCGGCATATGTAGCTTCTATAAGTTCACGAACTCGTTTCACGTTTGCTTCCTGCATTTACCGGAATGCTTTTATTCTTAAAACGGGTGTCGGTCTTAAGTAATATTTCGGCCGCATTTTGCTCGGCCTGTTTTTTCGTAGTTGCAAATCCAGAACCGCCCTCCATGTTATCAACTAAGACGGTTATAAAAAATTGACCATTAAACTGTCCGTCGACGCGATACTCGGGCAAAGGATACTTTAGGGCTTGGCACCATCTCATCAGCTGGTCCTTGTAGTTATCATCCACGAGAGACGTGGTCACTTTGGTGAACGAGTCGAGAATGAATTTTTTTGCGTGAACCATACCTAGATCCAAGTATATAGCACCAACGAGAGCCTCGAAAACATCCTCCATAATGTGTTCGTTTGTGTTCCATCCGTTGCGCTCTCCTTTTTCATCCATAAGAATGAGTTTTTCTAGCCCGAGAACTTTTGAAATTTCACAAAGAGTCCGGCCCCTCACCATCTTGGTGCGAGCCTTGGTCAAAAACCCTTCCTGTTGTTTTTCGTGACGATCGAACAGATGTTTCGTAATTACAAAACCCAATACCGAATCGCCCATAAACTCGAGAGTCTCATAGGACCCATCGAGACCCGTGTATCGCTTCAGCGCGCTTTTGTGCGTGAAAGCGCGCTGATACAATTCTATATTTTTGATTTTTGTTCCGATCAAATTATTTATAAAATCTCGGGATATTTTGGGAGCGGGTGTGAGCTCCATTATGTGTTACCAAGTTTTAATATTTTAAGTCTTGACAACCTTGGGCCGCGACTTCTTCACCTTTGGCTCGGCAGGAGAAGTCTCCACGGGAGCC